GCAGCTATCGCACTCAAAGTCATGGAATACCATCGGTTAGCCTTGTCCTGGTGCGCGTTGGACCGCTTGACTCATCTCTTGCGCCTGCGACCGTACGAGGCTTATGATACCGCCGTCGCCTTCGCTGGCTTGGCCGCCATCGGCACCGGCGGCCTGCGGTGCGCCGCCTTGCGCCATCTGTTCGAGGTATTGCTGATGCTGCGCCATATGGGCTTGGGCGACTTGCATGACCTGCTGCTGCTGCGGCGGTAGCATTTGCTGAAACTGAGGCATTTGCTGTAGGGTCTGGTGGGTCTGGAGGTGGATCTGGTGGTCTTCTTCGGGTGTGACGCCTGGGTCGCCGCCGGCGAGGAGGTAGGCGATGTTTTCGAGGTTAGCGGCCTTGATGGCGTCGGCGTTTTGCGTCTGGCCCAGGTACTTGTCGGGGTCTTGGACGCGGAACGCCTTGAGCAACCCTTTGATCGCTTCCATGCGGTTGATCTCCGGCAGCCCAATCGTGAAGTTAAACAGTTGCAGCGCATCCTCGCGCTCCAGTTGCTCCGTCAGCGGTTGCATCGAGCCGGCTTGGATCTCCACCTTGAAGCGTACGCGCAGTAGGTTGGCATCGACCGCCTCAAAAACAGGGTCGGCCTCGTTCTGGGCGACGTTGATCAAGAAACTTTCGGGGGTGTAGCGCGGGTCAGCCATCATCCGCAGCGAGTTGCGTACGATGGTGCGGTAGCAGTCGGCTACGCGCAATTGCATCCACTCGCGGTTGACCTGCGAGAAGGAGGCTTGTAACGACGCTTGGGTCGCCGTGACCCTGGGGCCGCTGCCCATCTGACTGACGTTGAGGGTTTGCTCCTCGTAGGCGGCCGCTGTATTCTCCAACCCGATCTGGTCGGGCGGTATCGAACCAAAGTCAACGCCCCTCATCGCCGTGGCGGGGTCTTCCACCCAGATGATCTCGCCGTCGCGTCCTTCTTCCAGCGTGTCGCCCAAGTCTTGGTTGGCTTCGCGCTCGCGGCGGCTGGCGAGGACGATGCGCTGGAAACGCTTCAGCAGGTCGGCCCGTCTGGACACCGACTCCACAATCAACGATTGCGTGTCCTCGACATACGCCATCGGCGGTTGCCCATAGAAACTCTTCTCGGTCTGGTCGAACTTCATCGCAAAGTACGGAAAGCCACCGTCAACAAGGTAACCGCCGGACTTCTCAAACTCACCCGTCATAAGTGGTTCGCCGGTGAAGGGGTCGGGCTGCGTCACCGCCTCCATCGCCAGCATCGGGTGGTCTACTTCTTCTATCGGCTCTTTGACGCCGTCGGCAAAGGTGATGCGCTTTTTGTGGATGCGGTCGTGGACCTCATACAAGCAGACCATCTTGCCGCGCTCTTTGGAGGCGGTGAGGGCGTCGTGTTCGTCGGAGTGGGCGGCATCCTCAAAGTCTTGCATCATACCCGCGCCGGACGCATCGCCGGACATCGGCTCTATCTTGCTTCGGTTGGAAAACCGCTGGTCTTCTTTCACAAATTCCAGCGGCACCAGCATCTTCTCGATGATGAAGCGAGCGTGCGACAGCTTATGGGGCGGCGTCAGGGGGTCGAGGTAGACATTGAACGGCGAGATCCGCTGACAGTATGGAAAGTCGTTCTCCATCGAGTCGTTGACGACGTAAGGCGCTTCGATGTCGTCATCGCCTGGGGGGTTATAGCCAAACTTGAGCCACCCTACACTACAGAAAAGGGCGTCGAAGATGCACTGCTGCACCTCGGACTTAGCGTCCATCTGCTCCAGCGCCGCATTAGCGACGCGCTCTAGTATCTCGGCAGCAAACTCGCGCTGCGGCTCGTCCACCTTGAAGTAGACATGGGGGTAGTTAAAGCTCACCGACGCAATGATCTGGCGTGCGAGCGGGTACATCCGCGAGATCTTAACGATCTTGTCTTCGCTCAAGCCTGGCACGTCGAAGTCCAGTTCGTAGGTCTTCAGCAAACGACGCCACGTCTTGTGGCGGTCGCGCATATACTTACGACTGTTGTCTATCGCGCCTTGCCAAAACTCAATCTGGGCTTGTTTCACAAAAACCTTCGCGGTGAAAGTGAACGGACTACTTCTTTTTCGGCGTACGCTTCTTGGTATTCGTTATCTTCTTACCCGTCGCCTTGCTGGCTTTTTGAGCCGCCGCACGGCCCGATGGGGTATAGGCGTAGTGCTTCGATCCAACTTTTGGCATTATTTCTTAGCTTTGCTAGCCTTGAGGTTGTCGGCACCGGCCGGACGGGGGGTGACGCGGGTCTTATTGGACTTCGGCTTGGTCTTCGTCGAATGGGGGGTGCCGTTAAAACCTTTCATCGTCGTCTCGTATCGTATGCCGACGGGGTATAGCGCCCCGACGGTCGTTTTGTTCGTCAAGCGTTGGCGTAGCGGCCATTGCGTCGGCCGGTTTGGGTAGCTAACTCGTCGATCATCTCTTGGCCGGTGCCTTCGTAGGGTTCCGGCTCTTTTTGCTGGTGCGGCTTGTATACGTGCATCATCGCGTAGCGCAACTCGTCGGCGGCGTGGTCCTCGGCCGTCGTATCGAGGTCTTCTGGGTTCTTCGTCGAGCGCGGCAGCGTCGGCATCGTTCGCATCAGCGCGTCGTTCCACCCGTTAAAGCAATAAAAACGCTCTTTTATCAAGGCATCGTTTAATACGCGCCAGCCGGTGACGCGGTCGTTGTTGGCTCGCGTCAAGAAGATGCCGTGGTCCGCGAAGACATCGGCCGGCGAATGATTGATAACCTCCGACAAGCGCCTTTTTACAAACATCGATGGGTCGGCGTAGGTCGCTTGCGGATACCTGCCGCCGGTGAACGGACAACTCTCAATCATCTGGGCGATGCGGTGCGCGTGCTGCGACGCCGTCGCGTTGCCCTGATAGTACTCGCATAGGCGGTAGACGTTGGAATCGTAGTCAACGCTATACAGCGAATAGCAACTTGGAGCGCTTTCTCCATAGTCTAATCCGCCAAAAAGTGGCCAGTGATCCGGTATCTCAAAGCTGGGTACCGCGATCTTCTTCGCGTCCCAGTTGGTGAAGTATTGACCAACAAAAGCGTTCCAATCGCCCTTCAGCCACGCGGCGACCAGCGCCTCGTCGCCCACGCCCTCCAGGCGCTTGATATAGCCTGGGTCGCGCTTTAATAAAATCTTGTTGTCGGTGACGAGGCTGCGGATATACATCCGCTTCATGCCGTCGTCGCCTTCAATAATCGACGACTCCGGTCCTGCGTCAACGAAGTACTTCTTGATGTTGCCGTGGTTGGCACCGCCTGGGTTGCCCGACGACCGTATGCGCTTATTGGGTATCGTCGCTGAACCCGTCCGCAAGCACGCCTTCAGCTTGTGGTAGGCTTTCATGTCGGTCCAACTGGTTAACTCATCCCATCCGATCCAGGTGTACTGTTGCCCTTGGAAATGCTCGGCGTCGGCGTCGTTTTCTAAGTGGCGCAGCTTCAAGGTCGCGCCGTTGGCGAACTGCCATTGATGCGTCCCGACCTTGTACTCGGCGTCGGGGTAGGCATCGCGGAAAATAATACGCGACCGGTCAATAATCTCATCTAACTCAGGGTAGGTGCGTCGTATCAGCACGCCCTTCCAGTGTTCGCCGTAGGTATCGACATCGGCGAGGTAGTCACCGAGAAGGAATTCAGATTTTCCACCCCCGCGAGCGCCGCCAAAGAACAACTCGTCCACAAAAGAGGCGCGTATGGCCTTTTCTTGGGGTCCAGGCTGCGGACGCCAGGTATTCAATATTCTGCCCTTGTGACGCCAGGCGTCTCGCCGGTCGTGTCGATGCCTGCGTCGGCAAGCCCTTCCAAGACGGCAGTACCCATGCCTTTACGTTTTTCTAAACGCAATTTACCGTTTTCTAAAATCAGTTGGTTGCCGCTGCGGTCAGCGATGCCGCCGTATTCCAGCAGTTCATCCATCTGGCTTTGCGTCAAGCTGATACTCTGGTCAGTGCCTTCCAATGGGTATTTTTTAGTTTCCGGCTGCTCGGCCCGACGCTGCGACATCTTTTTGCCGTACTCGTCGCCACGCGTGTCTTCAAAGCCTTCTTCGGGGCGTTGCACCTCCAACCCCAGCATATCCGCTTTTCTATTCATCCAGCCGTCTCCTCGATCAAGTTGGCGTCGGTCATCTGACGGTTCTGGGCCACCCACTCCTCGTACGACTCGGCACGCGGCGGCAGGTTGAGGCCTTTGATCTCGACGGTATGGTCGATCTGGACGCGGTGATCACCGACCTCTTCGCGTATCTCCTTGAGAACCTTGAGTTTAAGGCTGATACGTTGGTCGTCGATCTTGTCGTACAGCCGCTCCAGCGCCAGGACGCGGTTCTTCCTCCACGCCAACGGCACCTCATCGAAGTCCTGGCGGTCGCGCTCAAGCTGCGTCTGGAGTTCCGCATCGAACTCAGGGTCTTTGCGCCAGCGGAACACCGTCGATTTCTCGACGCCGACCGTCTTGGCGATCTTGTCGTTGACCAGCTTGGGGTTCCAGCGGTCAAGAACCACCAACTGCACCGCCTCCAACTGCCGATCCGTAAGCGCCATCAGTAACTCCAGATCGTCGGCCGCTCGGCCGGAAAATCATCTAAATGCGTAATCGTATCGAGGTGAATAAACCGCCCCTCGCCGCTTTGGGCGACGCCGATGCCGGTAAACCCACAATCCATCGCCACCGAAACGACCTTATACGCCGTAGCGCCGCGACAGACGACGTCAAACGCCTGGCCCAATGTATGAGAGCCGCCGCGCTCCTTCGATATCTCCACCGGATGGTCCGGCG